TTATATTATTTATTTCTACTGACCCTGCTGCTAAATCGTGATACATATGAACTGTATAAGTATCAGCCGTTCCTGCATGGTCGTAGCCACTACCACTAACAACATAATCCGTACTATTCATATCAGCGTTTATATCTATTCGATAATCACCTGTACCACCATCAACAATTGCACTTATGTTAAAGCTATCCCTCACACCTGTTAAATCTACAGTGCCATTTACAGCAGTGCCATCAAAATTTACCCATGCTTTAGCACTGCCTTCTGCCAATGTTTCTGTGGAAACACTATTACTACCATTTGCACTTTTTAATGTATCTACTCTTAATTCACTAGCCATTATGCTAAATCTCCAAATATTTGTGTGGATATGCTATTTGCATTTGCACCACTATTAACAGAAGCTGTATTTGTTGTAAAAAACTGCCCAGAACTAGATGTTGAACGAGCATGGCTTCCTGCTATTTCTGTGCCACTTAACAATCCAAATGTAGTTTCATCAACTAGTGCAGCACCACCAAAAGAAAAGTTTGCATTACCCATGTTATTTGTAAATGCGTATTTGTATTGACCTCCACCTATATCTGTAAGTGTGCTTGAATTAAAACTATCTGCATAAGCTATAGTGCTTGCTGTTCCATCAAAAAAATTCCATGCTTTACATAATCCAGCCATAGTATCTTGTGTACTACCAGATGTCTTTCCTATGCTATCTACTTTTAATATACTTGCCATTATGCTAAATCTCCTGCAACTATATAAGCTGCTATTCCGGGGTCTGTTGCACTATTTGATTGATTATAATGTGCAAATCTACAAGAAGCTGCTAAAGTATAATCTGTGCTATTGACTATATGGTCTCCATTCATTCCAATATTTGACATAGAATAAAAAGCGTTATTCATGTTATTAGTAAAATTTGTATCTATAAAACCTGTGCCTATGTCTGTCACAGTTGATGAGTTAAAACTGTCTTGAATATTACCTGTTATTAAGTCACCTCTAGTTTGCATCCAAAATTTATTTAATCCTTGTTGCAAATTAATCGTAGCAGAACCTTCACCTTGAATAGTTATAGAGCCTGCTGTTGTTTTACCTTTTATGGTATCTACATTTAACTGACTTGTCATACTATACTCCAATAACCATTAACAGTAACTGTCGCTGACTGTGTAATAGGACCTGCTGAAACACCATTCTCATCTGCGTCTATAGTTATATCTGCACTTATAGTCTGTCCATTTAATCTAATTATACTATTGTTTCCTTTAAATGGATATCTTGTGTCTGACTCATTTTTTGTATAACTATTTGCTATTGTAAATGAATCATATACAACCATTTCCACTACATCATTTAAACTCGCACCTGTTACTAATACAACACTTGTTCCTGTTGTAGCTGTATAATCTGTACCTGCTTTAAGGAGAACACCATTTTGGTACACATCCATATACACACTATCTGAATAACTAAGTGTTAAAGAACTTTCATCTGAACCACTAAAAGAAGTTTGACCTGCAGTTGCTTGATATACATATCTACTTCTTACTCCTTGATTAGGTGCTTTTCCTATATATGCCATAATTTACTCCGTTGGCTTTGTTGGAAATACAAAATCTTTATCATGTATACTTTGATATGTTTTTGTTATATCCCTTAATTTTTGTCTATATGTTGTCCAATCTGATGGAATAGACGTACTAGTTTCTTGAGCTTTTATTACAACCCAATCACTTTCTTGAAGTAACTCATTTCTAAGTTTTCTTAACATTGATAATTTTGTTTCACTATCTGTCATTAACCTTTTATCTCCATTAATGTTAACTGACAAGTTCCACTTGCAAGTTCATCACTATTGTAGTTATAACCTCCAATATTTCTAAGTAGTGTATGAGTATGACCATCACGTTCAACAACTCCTTGTATATTGTAAGTTACTGCAGAAGTTGTACTAGGTGAATCAGTAAAATGAAAAGGACAAGATTGAGGTCTACTAGCAGAATAACCTGCGTCTTTAAATACAGAATGCATAGCTCTTGCTCCAGTTGCATCACCACCATGCACAGTTGTTGCTGATGATAAATCAGTAGTTTCACCTATCACTGTACTTCCTCTTTTTAACCTAACTCCAAAATAATGAAAAACACCACTATGATTACTATATAAACCACCTATAGATACAAATCCAAAAATAAGAATTTTATTACTCGTTGATGTAGGAGTAATTGAACCACTCATTAATGTTCTTGGAGTTGATGAATCTGAACTAGCATAAGAGTCTGATGTCATTTCTTCAACTGACACTGTTTGTAAAACTGAACCACTTGGAAAAGCACCCGGTCCTAATTTAGTTAAAGCCATTACAACTCCTTATACGTATGGACTATCGCCTAATACAGATGTATCCCAAGCTGCTTTTAGCTTTGCAATAGTATCTGCACTTGATATTGCACTTGCTGCAGGTGCATCTCTAAGTGCTTTCTTTTTAGTAACACTTGCAGTTTTTGCACTTGCATCATCTGCTTCTAATGCTTTCATGTACACGACATCTTCTGCTTCAAGCAAAGGCTTTCTTACTTCTCTGATTTTATCTTTAAAAATTTCTTTTGCTTTAGTCATATCTTCAGAGATAACATCACCACTTAATGTCCATGCTTCTCTAAAATGTCTATCAGATGGCTTGGTTACAGTTGAAGCATCAACTGTTTTACCATCTTTATCCATTATATATGTTTTTGGCATTGTGTTCTCCTTTATGCTGCCTTATGAGTGGCATTAATATTCTCATCAATTTTCCAAGCATTTCGCCACTCTCTTGTACTTGGAAGCTGATTCTTTTTACAAATAACTAATCTAGGTCGATTAGCTTTTTGATATTCTTTCCACACTCTTTGTGGTATGTCTTTCATAATTAAATATTCTATTGCTTGTTCTTCTGTCATTGCTTCAACAGGTTTAGTATTATGTAACAAATAACCTCTTGTATGTTTTTTAAAGTCAGGCTTTGCTTCATCTTCTGCTAATGCCCAATACACTTCTACAGGTGGTAGTATGCCACCTTGTAATGCACAAGCCATCCAATTAGGGTCAGGTACTGTTATCTTAGAACATTCTTCAGGCTTATCAGGGTCTTCCCATACAATTCGATAGTCTGATTGTTTGCCTTCTAAGTTCTCTTTTGCCCAACACAATCTATCCCATAAATGTGTGCCTTGAAACTCAGGTGTTTTTAATGTCATGCTACATCTCCATCTAATGAAAGCATATTATATTTTGAATCATAACCACTTCCATTATAGCCTATAGTTCTTACAAAATAATCTGCTGTCGTTGGTTCTCTTTCTGCTGTACCATCTTGGTGCATATTAAATCCTAAAGATGATGAACTACCATAGTTAGGTGCATAAGAGCCATGAACTGAGTAATTAATATTTGCCATAACATTTGTCATAACAGGTTTAAACTCACTCGTACTATTATCTGATACTGATGATATATTAAAACTGTCTTTTATTGTGTCACCATTCTGAGCATAATTAAGCCATGACTTAGATATGCCATTATATATGTAACTCGTATCAATAGACTTTTCTGTATTAGTATTAACTTGGTCAGATGTTGTTAATGTATCAAATGCTATTGTTCCGTTTGCCATTATATAATCCTATGTCCATAACAATAAGTATATCCTTGTCCTGAAAAAGTTTGAATAGTAGGACTTGCACTTCCTTGTGCATCTCTTGCTCTATTATAAAAAGTTATTGTATCACCTTCAGCTAAATTTGCTATTGTTGAAACAGCAACACTATAAGCTACTTGGTCAGAGTCATTTCCACTATCTGTTAAGTCGTAATTTGCTATTACACTTCCATTTTTATAAATAGCAGCTCTTGAACTTCTTCCATCATCTCCTATTCCATCAAAATCAATATATGCAACATAGTAAAGTTTGTATAACCCTGCTTGTCCAGAGGGAACTGTAAAAGTACTACTAGCAAAAGCATTATGAGTATCTATTTCATTTGCAGTTAATCCAGTATTTTGAACATATGTACTTGGTGAAATAGTATAGCTACTAGCAAGTTCTGCAAAAAAAGCACAAGCTACTGACACAGGACTTCCTGTTACAGTATTAATATTGTTAACTTTTAAAGTACTCATGCTAGGTCTCCAAATGCCATATGTCCTACTACCTCAGAATCATACCCACTATGACTTGAGTTTTTTGCATACCAAGAAGTTCCTCCTGTAACTTTATCTGAAGGAGTACCATTACTAGTTCTTGTTCCACTATGAACCATACTTTTTGCATTAGTTGTATTGTCAGCATGAAGGCTTGAAGAAGCTACCCAATTTGTAGATGAAAAAACATTTGTCATCCTCCATGTTACTATTCCAGTTGCAGTGTCTTCCATAGTCGATTGATTAAAACTATCTAAAACCTCTGGAGTAGTTTGGTCAGTTAATGCCCACGATTTACACATTCCTGACATAGTGTCTTGAGTTTTACCAGATGTTTTTCCTATACTGTCTACTTTAAGTGTACTCATGATGTTACTAACCTTCCACCACTTTCAATAGTTAAAGTAACTCCAGACGCTACTGTTAATGGACCTGTAACTTGTGCATTCTCTGTAGCAAGTATAGTTATATTTGATGTTAAAGATTGTGCGTTAGTTCTAAACATTCCACCATGTTTAAAGTTTCCTTTATTTTCTTCTGCAGGTGTAATAGAACCTCGTGTAGATTCTAAAAAATATACAAAGATATTATTTGTACCACTTGAAGGTGCTGCAGTAAAAGTAAGTGTAGACCCATCAGGTACAGTATAAGCAGATGTATCTTGAACAACACCATCTACTGATACAAGTATATCCTGCACACTTGATATAGTTCTTCCTAATGCAAAAGTAGTATCACTACCATCACCATTAAATCTTACAACTGCAGGTGCTTGTTGAAAAGCAGAAACTACTTTATTACCTATTAAAGTCATTAAGCAATCTCTAAGTAACTTGTTATTACATCTACTGAACTTACTGCACTTGAAGTAATCTTAATTTTATCAGAAGCATTAAGTACAACCTTTTGGTCTCCACCTACAACTACTAATGTTGAACCTGCAGGTATTGGTGCATCCTTAACTAATCGAGCTGCTGCTCCACTATTTATGCTTAGTTCTGCAGTTACAGTTATTTGAGAACTTGTTATATTTGCTAAACTTAATCCTATAACTGTAGTTGATGTACTTGAAGGGCAGACATAGGCATCAGTTGTAGTTGTGCCTACTCCTGCAACTGCTGATACTTTAAAACTATTTGCCATATTATTTCCTTGTTATTAATAGTTATTATACAGTATAAATTAACCTAACGCAATAGCAAATGGTATAGGGTCTACACCACCTGCATTAGCTATAGAAGTAGCCATTGTCGCAGATAAGTTAGTTATAACTGTATTTATAGATGTGATTGCTGCAGTTCTAGTATTAATACTTGTAGCCATTGTTGCACTAAGATTTGTAACAACTGTATTAATACTTGTAATTGCTGCAGTTCTGTTATTTATAGATGTTGCAACAGTAGAACTAAGATTAGTAATTACAGTATTAATAGATGTAATAGCAGAAGTTCTATTATTAATAGATGTTGCAACAGTAGAACTAAGATTAGTAATTACAGAGTTTATACTTGTAATTGCTGAAGTTCTATTTGAAATACTTGTAGCCATTGTTGCACTTACAGTAGCTACATCAGATGTTAATGCAATTGTACCTGTCGCATCAGGTAATGTTATAGTTCTACCTGCTGTAGGTGTAGGAGTAGCAAGTGTAATATCATGAGATGCATTACCATTAGGTCTTAAAAATTTTATATCACCTTGTCCAGTAATTGCAAGTATTCCATTACCACTCGCAGCTAAACCTAATAAATCGTTTGAATTACCTGAAGCAGTATCAAATATATATAATTGTTGGTTAGTGCTACCTTGCTCATTATCTAAAGCAACTGCATTACCAAATTGTGATGAAAAATCAGTAGGGTTACCTGCTACATATTCTACTTTACCCCAGTTATCACCACTTTTATCTCCAAATCCAATATATCCATCTTCTGATATTATTTGACCACCATTTACTGCAAGATTTCCAGTAATAGTTAAATCACCACTAACAGCACTTACAACAGTCAAAGCATTTATTGTAAAAGCAGACACAGAAGTTATAGCTCCTCCTGCATTAGCAATAGATGTAGCAAGTGTAGCACTAAGATTAGTTATTACAGTATTAATAGATGTAATAGCAGATGTTCTATTGTTTACACTTGTTGCCATTGTAGATGATAAATTACCTATAACAGTATTTATAGAAGTAATAGCAGAAGTTCTATTACCAATAGATGTGGCAAGTGTTGAACTTAAATTACCTACTACAGTATTAATTGATGTAATAGCAGATGTTCTATTTCCTATAGAAGTTGCAAGTGTAGAACTTAGGTCACCTACTACAGTATTAATAGAAGTAATAGCATCTAAATTAGTTTTACTAAGTGCTGAAACATTTGCTATAGATGTAGCAAGAGTTGAAGATAGATTAGTAACAACAGTATTTATACTTGTTATTGCACTTGTTCTATTATTAATAGATGTGGCAAATGTAGAACTTAAATCACCTACTACAGTGTTTATAGATGTAATAGCGTCTAAGTTAGTTTTACTAAGTGCTGAAACATTTGCTATTGAAGTTGCTAGTGTAGAAGATAAATTAGTTACAACAGTATTTATACTTGTTATAGCAGTAGTTCTATTATTAATTGAAGTTGCTATTGTAGAACTAAGATTACCTACTACAGTATTAATAGAAGTAACTGCATCTAAGTTAGTTTTAGATAGTGCAGATACGTTTGCTATAGATGTAGCAAGTGTCGAAGACAAATCACCTATTACAGTATTAATAGATGTTATAGCACTTGTTCTGTTTCCTATAGATGTTGCAAGTGTTGAAGATAAATTACCTACTACAGTATTAATAGAAGTAACTGCATCTAAATTAGTTTTAGTTAAAGCACTAACATTAGCAATTGAAGTTGCCATTGTTGCAGACAAGTTTGTAATTTTAGAATTAATACTTGTAATTGCATTTACACTAAGATTACCTATAACTGTATTAATAGAAGTTATTGCATCTAAATTAGTTTTAGATAACGCAGACACATTTGCTATACTTGTAGCCATTGTAGAAGATAAATTTCCTACTACAGTATTTATACTTGTAATTGCATCAAGATTTGTTTTAGATAATGCACTTACATTTGCTATACTTGTTGCAAGAGTTGAACTAAGATTTGTTACAACTGTATTAATAGAAGTAATGGCAGTGGTTCTATTATTAATAGACGTAGCCATAGTTGCACTAAGGTCTGTTACTACACTATTAATACTTGTTATTGCACTTGTTCTATTAGCAATACTTGTTGCCATAGTTGCACTTAATGTTGCAACCTCTGCACTTGTAGCTACACTTTCACCATCCTTAAATAATCTTGTTGCATTTGCACTAACTGCAAATAAATTAGTTGCATTTAAAGAACTTACTGATGTATCACTAAAACTTAATGTACCTGCAGTTAAGTTAGTTATACTTGCAGTTGTTGCTTTTAATATGCTTGTTTCAACTGTAGTAGCAGTTACTGTATCTGTAGTTATTTTAGTTCCTACAGTAAGATTGTTAAATGTTACATCTGTTGCACTTACTGCCTTCATATTAGTAGTGCCTTCAATAACTACATCACCACCAATAGATGTATCATTTTCTACTGTAAGAGCAGAACCACTTAATGTTCCACCTACAAATGCATTAGAAGAAATAGTTGTTGTTACTGTTACATCTGTAATTCTACCAAAATTATCTACAGTAAAATTAACCATAGGACCATAAGTAGCTGCAGAAACTCCTGAACTAGCTAAATTAATTGTAGGATTACCTTCAGTACCATTTGCATTAGATATAGTTAAAGGACTACCTACTGCAATAGTACGACCATGCACATTACCTGCAGATACTGCAACAATACCTGTTGTTCCTGTTAAGTCTGCAATTGCATTAAGTTCTGCTGCAGTTGCAGAAAGTGTAGTTCCATCTATTTGAAGTGTTCCAGTAAGATTTATTTTATCTGTGGAAAGTTGGAGGGGTGTATTATTACCTGCACCTGTTTGTACTGATAATAAATTTGTTGTTAAATCTGTATTACCTGCATCAACTTGTAATAAGTTTTTATAAGTATTTGCAATTTTTTTACCTGTAAAGTCACTCATATCATATTCCAGTATTTATCTGTATCTTCCCAATCTGTTGTTACACTTTGCCAATCTAAATTTCTATCAGCTATTGACTCGGGTCTTGCATCTTTTATAAAGAATGTTTCTGCTAACTTAGGAGTTCTATTTTGTGGATGACTTTTAGAATCATATATACCTTCATAGTCTTCAGGACAAACTAACATCCCATAACTATTTTTTTTCATTACATTACGTCTGTATTCAAATCCACAAACGTCACATTCTATAAGTATATTTTTTCTAAGTGCCATTATGTTGGTAACCAATCCGTAACTGTAACACTTGTTTCAGGCATTGGTGACCTTCTATGAAAAAACCTTACCCTTTCTTCGTCATTAACAGCTTTTGTTTTATTCTGTGGATGATTATTTAAATCATACTTTTCATAATCTAAAAAACAAACCATTGAACCATAACTTGTTTTTTTTAAATCTCTTAATCTATATCTAAATCCACATATATCACATATGCCTAGTGTTTGTCTTGATGTAGACATTACTCCTCAAAATTTTCTCTAAGTGTTTCTAACTTATCTTCATACTCTGCAACTTTGCCAATATTTTTATCTAGCTCTTCCATAATATCTCCATGTTCTCCTATTGCAACAGGATTAGAAAGATAAGTTTCTACATTTGCACTATGATAAGCAATCTTACCTATAAAATATTTTTCAACTGCTTCATACATTATTCTTCTAGTTGCCATTATACCCTCACCTGTGGTCTAATTAAAAGACTAACTCTTTCTCTATCTTCTTCTAAAGCTCTTGAAAGTCTTTCTTCATATTCTGTTTTTATCATTGCAATTCTTTCCATATCTACATTAGGTCTTTTCATTGACATATAATATGCAACACCTGCAGTCAAACAAGGTAAAAATCTTCTTGAAACATCAGGAGTTTGTATTGCAGACCTATTAACATCCTGCATATATCTTATAAGTTCTACTTTAACTTGGTCTGTAGAATTTTCAGGTAAGGGCCATAAATATATTTCAGGGTTATCTCTTTCATGTCTTACTGCATACTGAGTAGGTCTTCCTGTTTGTTTCTTATTAGGTATCTTTAAAAACTCTTGCATAGATATTCTTTCAAGTTGAATATCTACATTGTCTCTATTGACAACTGCTTCTAATACATCTATACTAGAAGAAGCAAGAGAATAAGTTGTTGTGCTTATAGATACTGTAAAAGTAGAAGTTTCTGCAGTCCATAACATAATGTCTCTATTCTGCCAATCTTGCAGTAATAAATTAATTGACCTTCTTGCAGATTTAGGTTCATGTCCTAGTGTAGGCTCACCACCTATCATTTCTGTAGCTTCTTGGATAACTTCATCTATATCCATAGAAAAATTATATGTACCTGATGTACTCATTTCTTTTTAATCTTTCTTTTTTTAACCTTTTTAATCTTAGGTTTTTTTATTTGCTGTGGTATGCTAACTCTGCTTATTGCCATTACTTATCCTTTAGCCATTTAATCCACTTTAGTCTTTTACTATGCAATTCCTTTTTTGTGTGTTTGACTTTTTGGTGGTCTTTTTTTCGACCCACTAGGACCTGCCCAAAGTTTTTTATTCGCCCAATAAGCTGCAGACATTTTACCTTTGCTAATATTTTTTGCATGACGAGCTTTAAAACTTTTCCTAGCTTCTTTAGAATAGTTATGACCCATTGAAGAGTCACCATAATGTATAAGTTTAATTCTATCACCTTCTTTAGCCAAGACCATACCTTTTTTGCCCGGTCGGTCAGACCTTTTAGGTTTATTAAATCCTGAAAATTTTTTGCCACGATATTCTATTCCTCCTGATGGTAATCTTTTTACTCCGGGATATTTTCCACTCATGCTATCCTCTTTTTAGTTCTAGTTGTTTTTCTTTTTCTGCCTGAAGCAGTAACAGACCACTTGACCATTTTAGGTCCTGTCTTTTTCTTTGCTTCTGCTTTAGTAATACGACCTGCTACTTTTGCAGGTCTACAAGCAGGATAAGGTCTTGACTTTTTTTCTTTGCCAGACCTACCACATTTTTTGCCAGTCTTAACATCTCGCCAATCTTCTTTAAACCACTTAGTTAAGCCACCTTTAGGTTTAGCCATTAATAAGTTCCACCACGTTTTTTATATGTTTTTACTAACCAAGCATTTGCATATGCTGACGGATATACTTTAAATTTACGTTTTGCTTCTGCTTTTACTCTTGAATATAACGCAGGGTTCTTTGGTTTAGACCCACTTTTCTTTTTAGCTACTGCCATGTTTTCTCCTTTACATACACAAATCTTCATACTTAGTTGTATGAAGTCTATGTTTTGATAAGTCACCTGTTTCTTTTTGAAATAATTTTAAAATCCATTGTATCATAACTTGCCTGTCCATTTACCTACTAAATAAAGAATTGCACCACCAAATGCTAACATCATTATAATTAGTGTACCATATCCTGCTATTTCTTTCAACTCTTCTTTTCTTTTTTGTTCAAGTCTTTCTTGTTCTCTTTTAGCTTTTCTTGCCTGTGCCTGAAACTTTTGCCAATCTGCCCATAATCCGGGTCTACCTACATAAATCATTATCTGTTTGAGTTCTTCTTCTTTTTGCTTTAGTTCTTCTAAAGCCATAAACTCTTCTAAATCACTTGTATAAACACCTTTAGATTTTTGTTTATTTGCTTTTCTTTCTATAGATTCTTTAGCAAGTACAAAATCTGATATTTGTTTTCCACAACTTGCAAGTTCTTTTCCGTTGCTTATAAAACTTTTTATGACTCCGAATGCTGCATTTGCTGCTGCGAGTTCTGCTAACATTTTATTTCCTCATATTTTTTTATAAGCTTTTTTTAAACTTTCTTTACCTTTTTTAAATATACTTACAACTTGATTCTTACCCATTACCTTTGCTCTTTGCTCACCAACAGTAAGGATTTGTATTTTTCTCGCATAAGGCTTATTGATTTTTTTAACCTTTGCAACTGTTGCTCTTGCGTCAGTTGGTGTGGCAAACTTGATACTGACTGTATCTTTGGGATTTTCATCCGTGTATAAACGTCTGCCTGACCCTTTTGGTTTTTTACCCGTACCAACTTTAGGGTCTTTTCTTTTTTTTACTTTTACCATTTTTTAAAATACTTTTTAAAGTTTTAGCTTGACTTGCATGAGTTTTAGAAGCTTTGCTTAAACCTTTAATAACTTTTTTAAGTTTTCTTTTTTGCTTTTCCATAACCTTTTATCTGTCTTGCTACACTTGTGTTACCTTTATGTTTTTCACCTTTTTCAGCTTTGTCATAAAAACTTGCTACAAGTCCACCACCAAACATAGGTTTAAATCCCATGTTCATTTTAGCCTTTGCAGGTAACATATGTATTCCCGGATTTTCTGATTTAGATGGTAAATCTTTTAAAGATTTTAAATTACCCCCTGCTGATTTTTTAGCTACCTTTAAATTTCCTTGAGTTCCTTTTACTGCTGCTTTATAGGCTGCAGAACCTGTTCCACCATATAAGTCCATAAGTCTTTTCCTATCCTTTTCATTTTTAGCAAATATATTACCCTTAGGTCCAAAGCCTGTATTACCACCTGCAGTTATATTAGTTCTCTTTTTTTCTTTAAGAGACTTTGTTTTATAAGTTTTAACATCTCTACTTTTTATATCCTTTAAAGACTTTTGGTTTTTAACTGTTTTTGTATTAGTTATATTTTTACTTTTTACTTTAGAATCCTTTGTATCTATAGCAAAAGGTAAAGTACCTGCTACTGCTAAAGCTGCAAGTTTCTTTTTATTTCTTGATAAAATATTACCTGTTTTCTTTTTAGATGGTGCTTTAGAAAAAATGTTAGAACTTTTCATAGATAATAACTTCTTAACATTTGTTTTAGTTTTTTGACCACTACCACCAAATGATTTACTTTTATTACTAGGTGTATTAACAATAGTTAAAGCTTTTGATTCTTTCTTTTTGATTGGAAGTTTAGGTGTCTTATCTACAACTTTTCCTTGTAATACAAAACCTGTTTTAGCTTTAGACTTACTTTGTTTCTTTGCTCTATTTTGTTTTGCCTTATTAGATTGTAATTTTTTTAAACTCTGTTGTTGTTTTTTAAATTTTTGAATTTGTTCTTTAGATGCTAGTTTAGTACTAGTTTCAACTTCTTGTTTAGGTTTAGTTTGTTTCTTTTTTAAATTAGAAGCTCTTTTTTTAATTTGAGTAACCTTGCCTTTATTAGCATCTATATTTTTCTGTAATTGTTTTTTTTCTTTTTGAGTAGTTTTTTTAGAAGTTCCCTTTTTTTTATCTAAAAGGTTTTCTATTTTTTCATCTGCTTCTTTCAATTTTTTAGTAAGTTTAGTTTTACCTAATTTAAGAAGCTCTGCTCCTAATTTCATTTTAGTCGCAACCATTATTTTTTTCTCCCTGTAATAGCTTTACCATAACCACGCATTGCTTTACCAACACCTCTTATAGTTTTATCTTTTGTTCCTGACTTCATGCCAAGAGCTGTTCTTATACCTGTTCCTAATATATTACCAAGTTCCATCATATCATAAATTGTACTTGGACCAAGAGCAACAGTTGCATATGGACCCATACCTTTTATTTTTTTACCAATAGTTTTCTTTTTAGTTCCTGATTTATATTTAACCATTCCACCACTTTTTCTTTTAATAACTTCTTTTTGTTTTGGAATATCTTTAAACCCTGCTACTGCTTTAAGTTTAGTTTGTAAACTACCAACTAACTTAGGTTTAGTTTTTATTTGTTTTTGTTGTAACTTTTCTATTCTTTGTTTAAGAGAATAGTAAGGATTACTTTCTTTATTTGCTCCTCTTGTAGGTTTTGCATTTTTAATTAAAGGTCTTGATTTTAAATCTTTAAGTGTTGCAACTGCAGGATTAGACATTAATCTGTTTTCAACTTTTTCTAAAGTTGTCTTTATTTTTTTTACATCTGCCTTTTCAACTGTTTCACTAAACTTTATTTGACCTTTTACATTAAATTTTTTTCTTTGAGCAGGAGACATTTCATCTAACTGTTTTTTTGACTTCATAGTTTTAGTAGTTATTTTAGGTTTAGCCTGTCTACCTAATAAACTATCTGCAAAACTTTTCTTTTCTCCACCAAAATCATTTGCTCTTATTTTTGTTATTGATTTTTTTAAACTAGAACTTGTTTGTTTTCTTCCTAAAGCTTTATTAATAGTTCTTCTTTTAGGAAACTTTTTAAGTTCTCTTGCTTCTTGAACAGATACTTCTTCTTTACTTAAAGTTTCACCACTCATACTTTTTTTCTTTTGAACTACTGTAGGTCTAACCTTACCTCTTAGTTTTGCACTTGCTTGACCTGCTTCAAACTTAGGTTTAATATCTCCTCGAATATAATCTAAAATATCTTTATTTGTTCTAACACCTTCTTCTTTCATTAATGCCTTTGGTCTTTTACCTAACTGAAGTTGTTTTCTTAAACTTTTTTGTTCATTAGATAATTTAGGAGGTGTAGGTGCATTAGCTCTTTCTATAAAGTATTTATTTTGATAAGTTCTTCCTGTAACTCTTCCTGCTTTTAAAATTTCTTTTATAGACTTTCCTTTTGCTTTTGGATTAAGAGATTGTACTCTATCAGACAATGCAACAGAACCTCTTTCACCCATACCTGAAACTGCTTCTTCTGCACTTCCTCTTTTGTACTTCTTCATAACTTTTCTAGATTTTTCAATTACTGAAGCTCTTTCTTTTTTTTGTGCTTCAGTTAAACCTGTTAAATCTTTTTTACGTGCTTTACTTCTTGTAACAGGAATGTTTTTAAAAGAACCTACACTAAAAGTTTTTTTACCTTCTTTTTTAGCTTTTTGTCTATTCTTAAAAAATAATTCTCTAAAAGCTTTAGTTCCTTTTTTTATTGCTTGAGTTCCTTTTTTTACTGCTTGAACTTTAGACATAAGTTTCCCCTTAGTATAATCTATTAGGTGTTGCAGAACCTGACTTCATTCCACCAACTTTACCACCACCACTAAACTTTTTAGTTTTACCACCTTTAGGTATAACTTCAAATCCAAATGTTACACCACTACTTTTCTTTTTAGGTCTAGGTGTAGGAGTTTTAGTAGGCATAGCTTTTTTAGCTTTTGGTTTTTTATCTGTAGGTGTTGCAGGTGCTTTAGATTTATCACCTTTTAAAGCTTTCATACCTTCATATGCTACAGTAGTTCCTATTATACCTTTAGCTAAAGACTTTGCCTTTTCTCTTTTTGTAGTTCTTGTTTGTTTAATAGCTTTTTTAGTTTTTTGTTGATTAGCACTAGGCTTACCAAGTATTGAAGTTGTATTTCCTTTAGAATCTTTTTTATTAAATTTATCTTTGATAGCTTTTATGCCTTTCATTATACCACCAAACTTTTTCTTAGTAATTTTTTTTGGTGCTACTCCCGGTTTTGGAAGTGTGTTCATTGGCTTCTTTTTTCTACCCTTTATAGGTTTTCCTATTACTTTAGAACTATTTAGCATATCTAAAACTTGAGATGGAGATAATCCTTTATATAACTTTGGATTACTTCTTATTGCTCTTTCAACTCTTTGAGCATCATTTAATTTTATTGGTTTAGAAGGCAATGATTTTTCATATAACATTTTTGCCATTCTTCCTGCTTTAGTTAATGTCATTATAAACTCCCTTGTATTACAGTGTTATCTCCCCCTGCAGGACTTGCAGGTGCTTGCATATCATCTCTTCTAGTTCTTCTTGACTGATTTAATAATGCTGCAAGAGCTTCTTTATATCTTGTTTCATATATTGACATTGGTTCATAGTTTTTCATATAAAGCAATGCTTCTACCATTGATGCATTATATAATGCGTCATAACAAAAATCTGAAAAGTAATTATTAGGTGTTGCAGAAGCAAGTGTTACAGGTCTTGAAATATGTACTACCTGTCCACTTACTGTTGAAACAGGTGTAGGTGCAACTATAACTGTAGTATTATCTCTTCTTGCATAATACTCAGGTGTGCCTGTACTTGCACTAACGGGCCAATAATCATTTATAAACTCATCAGTTCTTTGTAGTAAATTAATTTTAGTTCCATTAGAAACTATATTAAAATTTTTTAGTATACGTGTTCCTTGAGGTAAGCTAATAATATTCTTGCCACTAGACACTGCAACAGATGTATAAGAAACTAAACCATAATCATCTAAGTCTTTGGTTAGTCTTAGCTCTGCTTTATTAACCATTTTAGGAACTGAAGATAAAAATTCATCACTTCCATTTTCAGTTGTTTCTAAAATGTCATTTACTAAATAAGTATAATTAGCCATAAAAAACTGTTACTGTCGCTGCAGATGTTGGTGCAGAAACTTTAACAGGTCCTACCATTCTTATTCCATTATCTGCGACATCAATACTCCCTGCATCTACTGCTGTTGTTCCTAAAAATTTTATATTAGAACCTGCTGTACTACCATTCTCATTTGTTTCACTACCTGTAATAAGAAATGTTCCTACACCTGAATAAGCAATAGTTCGTATTCTTGTATCTGCAACAGTTACACTTGAAAGAGTATCTAGTAATGCACCACTACCTGTAACAAAACCTGTTCTTATATTTGTTGCCATTAAAATCTCCTTGATATATTTATTATACAAAAAAATAGGGAAGGATGCAAGACGCTACCCTTCCCCTTTTTGAGAAAATTAACAATTAAATGTTAATCTTAGGATGAGCCTGAAGCTCCAAAAAATCCTCTCCAATCAGAGAAGCCAAAGCTATATCTTTCTCTAGCTTTGAATCTGATATTACCTGTATCAAAATCCGGCTCCATTTTAGTTTGTAGAGGTGAACGTACAAACATCTTAGTTCCATTTGGAACATCTGTCTTTAAAAACCAAGCGTTTGTATCTGTAAATCTTCTATTTACAAAAAATCCACCCGGAATCATACCTTGATTTTTAATTGAGTTGATGTCATTTACGTTAGTTACTCCATCACTTCCCTGTGTAGTCACAGCAGTTGATAAAGCACTATTTAAGATTTGGTCTGCTGTAAATGCCAAATCTGAAGGTATATGTAATGAAGTGGTTTGACCACCAATTAAAATACCTCTGTCATCCTTTAACTTAGAAACAGTTATCAAAGCAGATTCTAGTGAAGCTTCTGATAAGTCAGTTGCTCCTAAGTTATTGCTTTGGTTACCTGCACCTATAGTTGGGTGACTTGCTGAAAATAATGGCTGACCATCACCACCTGTAAAAGATGAGTTGAAACCATTATTAAACACATCTGCAGCTTTAACTTGCTTAGTATTAGCCATTGCTCTAGCTAATCCCTTTGCTCTTAATTTTGCAAAAGTGTCATATAAATTATCTTCCATTGCTTCTTCAGTAACTGCGAAAGCTAATGCAATAGTTTCGTGAGTGTACCTTGAAGTGAAAGATTCTTGAGCATCATCATAGGAAACTGCAGCACCTTCTGCTTTAGTTGGTGCAGTGCCAAATCCTGTGAATAATACTTCTTCTTCAAATGCTCTGTCTGAGTTTTCTGTCTCAAACAAAGGTTTATGCTCATCAGCAACTTCTCCATACTCCATGCCAAAAACTGCATTAAGTCCGGGAAGAAGTTCTTTTGAGATACTTGCTCTATTTATCGCCATAATCTATCCTCCCTTTAACCTAATAAATATGCTGTTATTGTTGCAGGAGCAGTCACTATAGGTGTCAAGAAGTTATCTGTATGCTGAACTAATCTTACATTCATTTTTAAATAAGCACGTTCATCTGCATCAGTAACTTGGTTGCCCGGTTCATCAACTGGATTTAGTGTACGAACCATTGCGATACCTGTAGTTCTAGTTGAAGCATCTACACTATGTCCAGATTTACCTGTAAATGTAGAGCCTGCTCCTAAAACAACGTTGAAGTTTTGAGAGCCATACAAGTCTCCTGCAGTAACAGACGCATCTGCCTGTACTTCAAAAACTTGATTTGGGTCATCACATACTAATCCAAAGGCATCAGTTGCTGATGTTCCTGAGGGCCAATATGCTTTAAATTTCTGTTCGCCATTCTCAACATACCTGCAACCCATGAATACACCCTGTACTACTTCATTAGTATCAGTAACAGTTTGCAAATTACCTGCATTTATTCTTACTAAGTCTCCTGTAAAAATATTTGCAGCATAACCTGAAGCTATAGGATATTCATTAGTTCCAATCGCATTAGGGTTATTACCACGTTTACGAGATGGTGAGAAGCCAAACGGAGCTGCGGTTGTAGTCATTCGTTTTTCTCCCTTAAATTAAAATTAACTACTAAAGACTACACACACTAAACTTAACTTTGAAACTTAGGTGTTTTACCTTTAGTAACTTGACTTTTACTACTATTTCTAATCGGCATACGAGAATCACTTTGACTCATTAATTGTTGATTAACTGCATCAACCATTTCTGAACTTTTATTCTCATAAAACCTTTGTCGATTTTCTGCTTTTTGTAATGGCATTTTTGCTAATGCTAAGTCTCCACGACAGACTGCACCAGTATACCGACCTTCATCTCTCACGAAAGATGTATGTTGAATTTCAGGAACTTCATTAACGTCAACAAACTGCCATCCTTCTTGGACTCTTTTGCCAACATTTGTATAATCGTCTTTTCCACGAAGATTTATACGTATCCAACGAAGAGCCATGCCCTCGTTTTTAAAACGATTAACCACAGTATCTGGAAGGTCAAGCATATTAGGCTCTCTAAATTCCATGTCCTGTTCCCTATTGTTGAGTTCACGAGTTTCAACATTACGTGATTTAGCCATTGTATTTGTTCGTGTCATTTTAATTTCTCCACACTATTTATTGTAAACTGTAGTATAATCGCCTTCAGATTTTTCAACCTTGAGCTTTTCTGCAGCGTATTGTTCAAGAGGTATTCCCCACTTCTCTGCAAGTCTTATGTCTTCTTTAGACAGTCTGACCTTATTGCCTTTAGATGAGGATGACGGAGTGCGTGATGCTCCACCGACCACTTGAGCAGGAGATTTCGCTTCCTGCTGTCGAGGTGCAACGTCAAACCTTTCGGGATATTGTTGCTTGAGTCTATTATCAATCTCTTGATAAAACTCAGGTTCAGAAGGGTCGTAACCTTCACCTTTTAATGTTTGGTCTATTTCTAATGCTAACGTAGTCATTACTTGGTCTTGACCAAACCAAGGATTTTTACCTGCCCAATCTAGTGCCATCTTGTCATACTTAACATTAGATGGTTGTGTAGGTTGTTGAACTTTAGGAGTTTCTTCTTCCTTTGTTTTAATTAAAGGTTTCTGAGACTCATATTGTTGTTTAGCAAGTTTTAAAGAGTTTGCATCATTCTGAGCATTATTTAAATTCTCTTGTGCAGAAACAATTAAATTATTATCACCTACTTCTAAAGCCTGCTTATATGCATCCTTTGCCATTTCAATACGACTATTAATCTGTTGTTCAGTCGTTTCAAAATTTTTAGTAAAAGATGTTTCTGCTTCCTGTTGTTGAACTTTTAATTTATCTTCAAGTTCTTTTTGCTTTGAAATAAGTTGTTCAATTTGTTCATCTCTTTCTTTTCTTTGACGAACTAATTGACGTATTCTTTTTTCTGCACCTGATGTAAACTTTTCAGGTTCTTCTTTTTTAACTTCTTCAGTAGGTTCTTCTACTTTAGGAGTTTCTTCTGTAGTAGCTTTTGGTTCTTCAGGCTTTTCTTCTTCTTGCCCTTCAATCTCAAACTCTACCTTTTCTTCTTCTTTTTTAGATTGTGAAGTATCAATCGTAGACCATTCGTCTTCTTTTGCCATTTATTGCTCCATAGTTTGCGAAACTAAGCATTACGCATATTTTCTATTTTACATTAAAATAATTAGCTTTACAATAGCTAAATTAAATTAATTCGTTAGATTGTATGTTGGGTCTAAATCTTTAGGGTCTTCTACCACCATAGATATTTGGTCATCATACAATAATAATAACTTTATTCCTTTATAAAAAAACTTTTGTCCTGTATGTTTTCCATAGCATACATAGTTTCCTGCTTCGCACCAAGGTCCGTTAGGAAACTTATCTTCATCCATATAGGCATCATCTCCTATAACAAGAACTTTACCTACAGTTGTAAGATATGCAATATCATCTCTTACAGAATCAGGTAGCAATAAACCACCCTTAGTTTTTTCTTTTATTGAAATAGGTCTTACAAGAATATGAAAACCCGGAATATGTGGAAGTACATCAGGGTCTGCTACTGTATCATCTGTAATCCACTCACTATTTTTTGTTGCTCTTCCCATGCTAGGTTGTTGCATTAATCGTCATCCTCTTCATCTAACATTTTTTTAGTTATATTTTTAATCTCTGCATTTGCCCATTCAATACCTGCAATGCGACCCACGCAGTTCATATACGTATGATAGTCTGAAGCCGAGCCATACGCAAGGGAATTTTTTATTGATTCAACTTCTTTAGTTAATTTTTTATTTATCTCTTCATATAATGTCATTTACTATTTCTTTCCTTCTGTGCATCTTGTAACATTTTAATTAATACATCAGAAGTTTTTATAGTTTCTGCACTTTCAATATCGTCACCTTTTTTAATTAAGTCTGCAAGAACTTTTACTGCATTCATAGCCTGTTCAGTATTTCTGTCTTTATCTTTTTCTTCTGACTTTAACAGATTTTCTGCTCCTGCTTTATATGCATCTAGTGCAATCTTCTGTTCTTTCAAGTCTAGGTCTCTATTTTTTAATGCACCCTCTGAAAGTTCTTTTGCAATATTTGCCTGCAGTTTTTCTTTTTCTATTCCAAGTCTTTGTGCTTCCATCATAACCATTTGTTGTTCAGGTGTACCACCCTGTTGTGCCATTGCCTGATTTGCCATCATAACTTGTTGTGCTGCTTGAGCCATTACTTGTTCTACAACTCTTGGGTCTTTTACATTTTGTGGAGCTTGTGCAAGAATATTTTGTGTCATACCATTTATTTGCTCTTGGTATTTCATAACTACGTGTTCTTGTATATTAGCTTGTAATACAGGACTTACTCTTTGCATTATTGGATTACCACCATTTGCAGGGTCTTGTAAAAACATTGTCTTAATCTGAATATGAGCATCATGGTTTTGACCCATAAACGCTTTAATAGGTAAACCCTTAGTTGCTGCTTCAATATCTGTAACAGGGTCAAGAGGTTGGGGTTCAGGTTTGGATGGAAGTATTCTTTCAAGATTAGGAATATTTGCTGCGTTAAGCAAAGTTCTATTTAATTCTTCCATGTTAAACATTCCCGGAGGTGCAGTCTGTGCTAACTGCATTGCCATCTGTGTCATCATAAGTCTATGTGCAGATGAAGGTATATTAGGGTCACTTACAGGAATAATATCAATCTTATTATCAAAGTCTGTTCTAAATATTTCTGAAGATTCACCCGGAACATCATAAGGATATCTTTGTGGTAAACTTTCTGAATCTATACGTGCAAGTATTTTAAATTCTTCTTTTTGAGATTTATGAAGTCTTTTATGTATTGCAGTAAAAAACTTACTTGAAGCTTCAAGCAATGCCATAGTTGTACCTACAGGTCCATAGTTAGAACCTTCACTAATAATCTGCTCAGTTGTATCTGCAAACTTCTGACCTGCACCTGCAACATAAGTCATCATATTATATAATGTACCTGATGGTTCTTTATATGGAAACATAACAATAGATTTATTTAAATCCATACCTGTTGCTTCTACTTCTTTAAACTCACCCGGAGCAATAGGGTCATTATCTCCTACAACCTTTACACCCTTTGCTTTAAATCCACCCTGTAAGTTTGCAAACTGACCTGCATCAATTAAACTTCTCATTGCTGCAGTTGCAGACATTGTAAGGTTTCCTAAAAAGTGTATAAGACCTAATCCATAAAAACCAAATCCCGGAACAAATCTATAATGTGTAAAAAACATTTTCTTTTGTTTTGTTATATCATCTTCATTCCAGTTTCTTCTAATAGATAAAACTTTTTGTGACTGCTCTTCTATTGTTACAATATAAGGACAGGCTACATCATAGTCTTCTATTTCAAGATAACAGTGTTGTTCTAATAATGTATACTGAGGGTCATGTTCTGTAGAAGGTGTAAGACCTAATACTGTATCCATCTTTTCTGACATTGCAGATTGTTTTGGAAGTGTAGGTTCAGGAAGTTCCATATCTCTATACATTCCTGAATTAATTTGTTTTGCAAGTTCAATAGGACTTCTATAAAGTATATGTGTATATCTATCTGCTCTTCTTAAATCTGTAGCATAATAGGATACATAAAATTGGTCAATAGGTACAAACTCACTAACAGGTCTGTTAATAGAGTTATCATAATATATTTTCTTTACTGCAGAACCTAGTAGTGGTAAATGAAACAACATTCTTTCTGCTTCATCAAAGTATTCAGGCATTTGTTCTGCTACTTGATAGTTCATAAAGTTTTGAACTCTATTTGCCTGTCTCTGTTTTGAATCGGTTATGTCACCAAGTACTTGTACTTTTACAGGACCTTTGGCAGGAAACAACTCACCACTTGCTTTACTCTGAAACTTAACTGCAGATTCTATAAGTAAAGGGTGTACTGCAGTTGCTGCACCTTCAAAAGGTTCTGTTGTATCTTCAAGTTTTAAACCAAGTAAGTCAAATCCTCTTTCAAACATTGACTCCCATTCAGTTCGTGAAGATTTATCTGCTTCATACTTTTCTATTACTGTTTGAGCAATATCATCTAAGTCTTGTTCTTCCATAAGTTCTGCAAGATTTTCATAGAACTCATTTGGTTCTTCAACTTCTTCTTCTACTTCTTCTGCATTAAATTCTATTTCAAGTTCACCTGTTTCAGGGTCAACTTCAAAGTTAACATTATCAGACCTTTTTTCTTTTTCCATGTCAAGGTTAATTACGTTAGCTTTTTCCTTCCCCTCGTTTGGGTTCTTCTCTACTGCCATTCTTTTTTTTCCTTACTTTAAATTTTCTTACTATTGATTCGCAACCTATTTTCAAAGGTATCATACCACATTTACAATCGGATGACCACCTTTTTTTGTTACATATAGAACAATATTCTACAGGACTGTATCTGAATATTTCCATTATACAATTATACTCTCCAATATGCAACTCTCTTGTTTCTTTTACTTTGGTCATCTTCCCATGAAGGGTCTTCAGGATGTATCAAATTCCAACTATCTTTCATGTAGTGTACTGCCATAGTCATACAGTCAACTTGGTCATCATGAGACCCATTAGGAAATGACATACATTCTGAAAATAAATCGTCTGCCCATACTTTATTTTTAGGCAACCATACTCTTCCTGATTCCATCATTGGTGTAGATGCATATACTCTTGCTACCTTATCCTTATCAGGCAGATAGTCTAATACAGGCAAGCCTGCTCTACGCATATCTTGTATCAATGACTGACCACTTGCCTTTCTTTCTATAATACATACATCAGGTCTAAACTCTCTATACAAGTCTTGGGCAATACGTCTTAACTCAGGATATTCATATCGACCTCTTGTATTACCTAGCAATATCAAATGAGATGACTGACCATAGTCTTCATCATAGTCATGGAATATTCCCCATGTCTGTATTACACTATAGTCTGCAGTTCTACTTGTACTAAATGCAGTATCATAGGTTTGTATAATAAACTCACACTCAGGAGGGTCTTCATAATCCCACCACTGTATATACTTTTTTTTAATTATACCTCCATCATCAGGCGAAGGGTCTTGCATATAAAGTGAGTTCCAATATCTTGCACCATTGCTTGCTCTAATTTCTTGCTCATCTATCTTTAATATTTCATCAGGCTTCCACTCTGGAAAATATGAGCTACCAACTGGCAGGTCCAGGAGTTCTGCTGCTTCTTCATTAAGCCATGCAGGAATACTAATTACGTGCCACGGATATGTATTCTGTTCTGCAGTCTTTTCTTGTTTAAGTAACCAACCACATAAATCATCATAGTGGTATCGTGTATTAATAATTATAATTGAACCATTAGGCATAAGTCTTGTTCTTAAACCTGCAGGATACCATTCCTTTATATAACGTCTACCTGTTGCACTAAAAGAATCTTCTTCTGACATTACGTCATCAAGTAGTGCAATGTTTGCACCTCTACCTGCAACCTGACTTCTTACACCTGCTGCGTAATACGAGCCATTCTTATTTGTTTTCCACTTGCCTGCTGCTTTAACATCACTACGTAATGCTACACCTTTAAATATTCTTTGAAACTTTTCAGTATTTACTATATCTCTTACAGTTCTACCAAAGTCAGATGCTAGTTGGTCACTATGAGATACTGACATTATTTCATGATTTGAATAATTACCTATATACCATGCAGGAAATAACTTACTACATATTAAAGATTTAGAAGAACGAGGTGGTAGAAATACCATAAGTCTCTTAATATCGCCATCTACCACACCCTGTAACTTCTGACATAACAGTTGTATATGTCTGCCCATCTTAAAATCAGATACAAGAGTAGGTGCAAACTGTTTAACAAAAGTTAAAAAGTCATCCTTTGCTCTAATACTTGTATATGATTCTAATTTAAATTTTAAATCTAGGTAATTATCTACCTTGTTTAATTGTGCTTCCATGTTGTATTTATTTTATTACCTTCTTTTTCCATGTCTAAACATTTATAACTTTTGGGAAAGTACATTGGCATATGAATAGGCATTCCTTTTGCTATCTCATAAGCTCTTGATAAACACTTATCATGGGTTGAATGTGGACTATATAAGTCTTTTAATGTTACACACATATTTGGTTGATGCATTAAACAAGCTAGTACGAATAATTCATACATAAATATTCCTTATAAAAATTATTATAACACTATTGCAAAAAATAGAAAAGTATGTTACCCTCTATTTAGACCTTCGGGGGTAAATACATACCTCCATCTCACCTATTATAACTATATTCAATACGTTATAAAACCAAAAATATTATATAAACTTAATTCAGGGGCAGCCTGATATAGATTTTCTATGGTTAACTCCAGTGATTTTTAAAAATATTTGAGGGTAGGGTATATATATATAGTATATCCAGCCATTTTTTTGCTAGGGGTTAGACACTATAATCTATATAACGTCAAAAAATTGACTAATTCTAAAAAATCTAGGTAGGATAGATAAGCAACAATATATAACACTATAATCAAATTTAAAAAGATTAGGTTTGTTTCTATTTAATCTAATGAATTTGTATTATGCTATTATTTATATGGTTTACTATACCTTATAAAACTATTTAAACTATTGAATACATTAGAATATTCTTAATAGGATAGATAGACAACAATATATAAACAATATAGATAAATGATTAACTAATGAAAAGGAAAATGATTATGGATTATAGAAATAATGATACGAATCAAATTATTATGAAAATAAATGATAATAGATATTTATCCATTATTGAAGATAACATGAATGATGGATTAGTTGAAATTGCTATGATGGATGCTAACAAAGAATACATAGATGATGGTACTTTTAATGGTGGATGTATGATATGCTTAAACACTCAAGAATTAGCTATTGAATTATTAAAGTTAAACTTAGATAATTGCTATAACTACAATAAAGAAAATGACGAATTAATTGAAGATACATTAAACGATAGATAAGCAACAATATATAACTATATGAAAGGATAAAGGTTATGACTATAGAAAAAGTAAGAGTTACACAAAAACAAATTCATTCTAAAAGTAAGACTGAATTAGAAAAAATAGTTTGGGAATTATTTATACACTATATGTGTACAAATGAAAATACTGACGAATATCAAACTAGTGTTTTTCGTAGACACTTTTATAAAGTTAAAAAACAATTACCAAACTTTACTGATATTGAACATCAAAAATGTAGATTAGTAAATGGTAAGCTTTACATATAACAAGAAAGGATAAAAGTTATGTTTAAAAATAGAACTAGAAAAGAACTATTACAGTTATACAATATTTTATTACATTTACATGATAGTGGTACTGTATGGTATAACGAAAATAAATACCATAAAGGATACTTTTTAAATGAACTAAAAAGAGCAATATTGAAAGGATAAACAATTATGTACAATGGATTTAAAAACTACCAAATATGGAATATATCATTATGGTTTAATAATGATTATGATATATACCAAACTATTATGAATTATCTTGGTCAAGGATTTACTAAAAAAGAACTTACTGAATTGATTGTAGATAAAGACTTACTTGGTAGTGATAGAACCAAAGATGGTGTAAAGTATACAAAACTAAACGTATTTAAAGCACTTAAAGAATTTGATTATGAATCCTTAAAAGGATAATAAACAAATAAAGATAGCTACATAGGAATATAAATTTTCCCCTTATTTCCTCCTACAATTCCTATGTAGTTATCTATATTTGATGTTTGGATAGATAAGCAACAATATATAGAACTAAGCTTAATTAACAAAATGAAAGGATTAAATTATGCTTAATAATACTACTATAAACCAAGTCTATAAAAACTCTTTTGATAATCAAAGAATTTTTAAAGATAAAACTATTCAGATTGAGTTTAACGCTAATACTCAAACGAATGAGATTGAAGTTACAACTACTACAATCAGAAATTCCTTCAGAGGAATTGGTGGTAAGTTTACTACACTTCAAGGTTATGGTGAATTACTTGCTAAGAAGTTTGGGCAAGGTATTACAGTAAAAAGCTAACTTAAATAATAATTTAATTAGCTAAATAAATTATAAAGGGAAGCATTTATTTGCTTCCTTTTTTTTTTATGAAAGGATTTAAATGTACGAATTAATTAAAACAGATTTTATTAAATACAAATACCTAGTTTGGATTAATGCTAATAATACTTTAACTAAAAATTATTACACTACATACAAACTAGCTAAAGAATTTTATGACCATGCAGTAAATAAGATTGGTCAAGATAATGTAACAATGGAAAGGATATAAATGATTACAACTAAAAATATAATTGCAATCTACAAGTTAGCAAAACCAAGTGAAATTTATGATGGATTATCTTGGTATATAAACGCTAATAAAGATTGCCAAGAAATTGCAGATAAGTTTAAGATACCATTACATATTGTAGTTGGTGTACTATCTGCACTTTCTCCAAATAATAAGTATGAACGTAATGTTCAAAATGCTAATGACTTAATTGATGCATTTATGAATGGCAATGATATGGATAGTATTAAGGTTAGCACCTACCATACTATGAAACAAAAAGCTTGGTCGATACTACAACAGATGCCAAGCTATGAAGAAACACTTGTAATTCTAAATGGTCAAAAGATTAAATCATTCTTTAGAAATATAATGGGTGATGAAACTGAAATTACTATTGATGGTCACGCAAGAAATATTTATTACAATGATAGACAAGGATTGACTACACCTAATTCTAATGTGGGCAAATTAGAATATGCCAAGATTCAGAAAGCCTATCAAAGAGCAAGTAAGAAACTTGGTATCAAGGCTTATGAACTGCAGGCTATTACATGGGTAACATGGAAAAGAATACATAACATTTAATGAAAGGAAATAAAGTTATGAGAATAGGAAGTTTAATACAAGTACATCCAATTAAATATAGAGTTTATTGGAATAGAAAACTAAATAAATGGAGTCTACAAAATGCCAAGACAAATAAAGTTGAAGAGCATTTAGACCATGTAACATTAACTGATGCTAACTTTTTAGTTAGAAAGGGAACTCAAGAAAGGGTTAGAAAGGAGAAGAAAAAATATGTTCATGCTTTTGTAGTAGGATATAAAGTATTAGAAGATGTAACTACATTCTATAATTTAAAAGATAAAGATTTTAAATTAGATTGGCAAGGCATTAGATACAATCCATACAAGGATGACTTCTTTTTCAATACATACTTACAAGAAGAAGTACCAAGTAATTGGAAAGGTAATGTCCATATGGAAGCATTGATACATGAAAATGGTATTGCACCTAAAGTATATATTTAACAGAAAGGAAAATAATATGACAATACAATATACAAACTTACCAATTGGTGTCTTATGTAGTACTGATAATTTCTACATAGAATTAGAAGTAAAAGACATGAATGAGGGCAAGGTTAAAATCATACACAATGAAAGTGGTATGACTGAGTATGAAAAATCATATAAAGGTCATGACTATATTGACATACTCAATGACTGCATTGAACGTATGAAAAGACTAGAGCATAATCTTGTAGAAGTACAAGGTAAAGCAGAAAGCATGGTAGGTGCATAATGAATTACGACTTGGTTGCACCTATTATGTTTTGGATAATAATTGCTTATTGTATTTGGTCATAAGATAGATAAGCAACAATATATATAAATATGAAAAGGAGAATAAAATGAAAGCATATTTTATAAACGCTAAACATGAATACATTGTTGAACTAAATGTTAGAGACTATGAGCATAAGAAAGAACTCATAGAAGCTAACCTATTAGAACTATATCCCTATCAAATAAATGGTAATGATATATGGACAGATGAAGAAGCACAACTCAAAGAATATTCTTATAACTTTGTGATTGATGAAAGATACGTTGTTCATGGCAATGCAATTATAACATCAGTAGATGATGAGGGAGAATCTACATCTGTCAAAAACTTGACAGTTCAAGAACTAATATCAAGAGTTAGGTTCTTGGGTAAGCAATATGTAGACCATAGCAAGTTAGAATTTAAAGTAATGGAATGGAAATAGAAAGGAAAAACGAATGAGCAAAACACCATACCTAGATAAGAAAATGAAAGTGGTAAACTTCATTGAAGATGAGATGAAGAAAGGCAAAGCCAATCCAAAGATTAGAGGATGGGCAATGTCTAAGATACTTGAACAAGTAAAGGAAGAGTTTGGAGAAAGGGAAGTACCTTTCGCAAGAGATTACTTTACTAGATATTATGAAAGGAGTAAAAAGAAATGACACCAAAAGGAAACGTATGGAACAATGCAGAGATGTATAAAGTTTATTTAAACCTACCAAGACTAAGCCTATGTGGTACTAGATTACTATGGGTAGTGATTGGTAGGAAGTGGGTAAAGCTTTGCACTCTTGTTGAAGATACTAAAATGAGAATATCAATTAGTGAATGGAATAACTTACAAAAGGAAAAGTATGATGAAAAGCATATCACAAATGATTGATGAAGAATTGCCAAAAGAATATACATTATTTTATATTGGTAACTATATGTCATCACATGGAATAGATGATAGAGGTTGGGCAGTTGAGAAAGATAATAAAAAAGTAACATCTTACTATGCTACAAAAGACTTAAACTTATTATATAATTATTTAAAGAGAAAGGAAATAATATGAAAGTTAGAAAAATATTAAGACTATTAGGAGTAGTAGAAAAACTACCAAGAAACTACAATGAAGATATACAACCTGTAGATTTTGGTACTTACTATTGTGAAACAAAAGATGAGTATTTAGAAATTATGGACATGGATTTTATATATGTATTGAATGCAATTAAAAAGCATGGCATAGGAACTGCTACTAATAATGGTGTGTTAATAAAGCAAATAGAAGAGCAAATAGAACAAATAGATAAGCTTACATTAGAGTTAACTAATGAGAAAGCTAAGAATATAAAACTAAAACAAATAAAGGAGATAATAAATGATTAAGTCAGATATTATAATTAAAAATATAAAACTAACTGTAAGTAAAGATGCATTGGACATGATTGCAGATGCCATAAATTCATACCTTGAAGATATGGAAAGTGGTAATGATGAATTGTCTTTACGTACAATAGATGTAGGAAGAATACCTTTCTACAAAGTAGATAAAGGTTTATGTGAGCATACAAGAAAATGGTACATCAAATATACTAGACTAGCTACTCAGTTGAACAGACTGAATAACAAAGTATTAGGTGTCAATGACTTGCATTGGAGAACTAGACAACAACTAGAGAGGTTAAGATGACTTGGATATTATATGTATTATTTATGTCAGATACTAGAGAGATGCAATTTGTAATAGAGAAAAGATATTTCCTAACTGAACAAAAGTGTATGTCTTATTACAAGAATAACAATAGATACTTAGACAAGAAAACACATGAAATAATTCAACAAGCATATAAAAAATATGAAATAATTCATATTGGATGTATGCCAACAACTGCACATATGGAGATTAAATAATGAATGTATTAAATTTATTTGGTGGCATGGAAGTAGGAAGACTTGCTATGGACAGAGCTAATGTATCTGTAGATAAATATTTTTCTGCAGAGATAGACAAGTATGCTATTCAGATAGCCAACAAAAATCATTCTGACATAATACAGTTAGGTGATGTAACTAAAATAGATACTGAGGATTTACCTCAGATAGATTTACTAATGGGTGGTTCGCCTTGTCAAGGATTCAGTTTCGCAGGCAAGCAGTTAAACTTTTCTGACCCACGTAGTAAACTATTCTTTGAGTTCATAAGAATTATGAATGAACTAAAACCTAGATATGTATTGCTTGAGAATGTCAGAATGAAAAAGGAATATGAAGATGTGATTACAGAACACATGGGATTCCCACCACAGTTACTAAACTCAAGTAAAGTTTCTGCACAAAACAGATGGAGAAACTATTGGTTTGGTACATACATCAATGGCAAGTATGAACAGATAATGATTCCACCTTTGGAAGACAAGGGTTTAGTATTGAAAGATATATTGCAAGAAGACCATAATGAACCACCTATTCCTATCAATGAACGTAATGCTAGACATCATAGGAATGAAAACCAAAAAGGTTTGTGTACTACTGCTACAATGTACAAGGGTGCAGGCAATAATGGTATGACTATTGTAGATAGAAGTCTATCTGTGGGAGAAGCAGAAGAGTATTCACACTACAAATACAGAGCAACTAAGGAAGTCTATCACATGAATGGCAAAGCACCTACCTTACTGACTATGCAAGGTGGGAATAGAGAACCAAAGGTTGCAACCTATTCTACAAAGGGTGGTCGCATTGTAAATCGTAGGCTAGATGAGAGTGGTGTACGTAAAGACTATCAACTAGAGTTACCTTACACAACTCAAGTAGAGGTAAGAGATGATGACAAGACAAATTGTCTTACTACTGTACAAAAAGATAATGTTGTGGTACAAGGTATGACATGGAGAAAGTTAACACCTATAGAATGTGAGAGATTACAAACTCTACCTGACAATTATACAGAGGGTGTGTCAAAGACACAGAGATATAAAATGATTGGCAATGGGTGGACAGTTGATGTGATTGCTCACATACTAGGAGAAATGTTATTACCTAAGAAAATAAAATCAATTAATTATGAGAAAGGATATTTTGTTTATGCCTAAAAAAGCTAGACCACATTGGGAAGTTATGTCTGATGATTCATTCAACAAGACATTAAAATTAATAATAATAATATTGTATGCATATGCAGTATTTGAAATAGTAAAGGAGTTAGTATCATGACAATGTA